CTAGATATGGCGAAAGAATTTGCAAGCCAAATGCCGCGCAAGGACGTTGATATTTGCATGATGGCTGCAGACGTAAATCTTGAACTGATGAAAGGTGGCATGTGATGGTGCATCAGTTGACCTTGAATTTCACGCAAAAACAAATGGACATGCTTTGGCATACGCGCATGAAATCTTTTTGGCCTGAGCAGAAAGACAGGTTTGAGGTTGTCGCGTATCAGGGAGCGGATTTTGCAACGCAGTTTTGGCACATCAGTTCGATCAATCACGAATATCTAAACATGTTTTGGCTAGACACCACTGCAGACACTTTCCTGTTTTGCGCCATGCTTGAGCAATTGAATTGCAAGTGGCTGCACTTGTGGGATTTAGCAGAGGATGGCAGTCACTGCGTTCTGTCAGACTACCAACCCAAATGAAACAAACATTCGCCACAAAATGCCCCGCTCCTGCTAGTCAGGTTGCGGGGTTTTTTGTTTGTCCTGCAAGGAGTGCATATAAGCCACCACAGAGGGCGCTAACTGTTCGATCAGGTACATACCCTGCGAAACAGGTATTACCCCTATCAGGCGGCCTTCTGTGTGGATGTGAACACCATCTGGATGCACGGTCCACACTATAGGTTTTCGATCTGCCATTTTCTTTCCTTGATTTGCGCTATTTCTGCCTCAGTCCAACGCGGCAAATCTGAGCGCAACCATTTGCGACGATTGGCAAGCCCTTCAAGCTCTTCTAGCGTGTGGATGCTTTGCAAGATTTTATGCAACGGCCTTGCCTTGGCCTCGTTTTCCCCGCGCAGCATTTTGACCACAGGTTCGGCTTGCCCAATGTCTTTGATTTGCATCACGTAGTTGTCGCGCTTGTAGGTCAGACCGTTTGACCCCACCATCTCGCCCGCTTTCTTTAGTGTGGCATCGCGCAGAAATGCTTGCTTGCCATACCCGCCGCAAATCCAGACCTTTGACCCGTCCTTTGGCGTGGCAGTGAATAACAGGAAATCGCATCCTTGCTGCTCAGTGTATGCAAAAATCGAAACGTCATAATAGTCTTTGGGTTCGAACGAAAGCACCTTGCTCTTCACGTCCACCTTTAGACCCCACCACGTTTTGAAATCGTGATTGTAGTCTCGCACCATTTCACCGCCCACATATTCGCACGCTACAATCTCAGCAAGCGCGGCATGCGCATCCCTTGTGCCTCGCATCATTGACCCTGCATGGTTCATGCGCTTGGCCTGTTCTTTGGCTGCAGTTCTATGATCTTCAGTTGTCTCAATCTCAATCATAATTCGCCTCACTAATTTAATAATAATGCCTATAGGCATTTTATTATTATTATTAGTTGTTAGTGCGCGGCTAATATTTCGCTAATAAAACTAATATTTACCGCACCTAAGTCCTTGTTTTTGCTGATAATGTCATTATTAGTCAGCATCGAACGGGTCTTTCAGCATGCCATCCTTATCAGTGAACCAAATTTGACCCTCATTTGCAGCAATATGACCACCCTCAAGCAAGCCATTTACCGCCTGTTTATATGTTTGGCTTGGGTTGGTTGCGCCCACCAGTTTGCCCTTAAAGTGGTCCTTGATGGTTTCCTCTGGGATGCACCAGAAGCGACCCGCGTCAGGCCACCCCGCACCTGCAGGGTTTGGCTTGCCGACACGCTCACCGCGCAACTGATAGAATACCTTTTTGAATAACAGTTGCTGCTTGCCAGTGATCTTTGTCTTGCGCTTTTGCTCCATCTCTTCGCCTGTGGCTTCGCGGATGGTGCAAGTTGTGATGGGATCACCGTCATCATCTTCGCCCATCGTTTGCGTTTCCAGAATAAAGTTGAACGATTTGCCAACTTCCATGTCGCGTTGCTTTGTTGCAGCGGCTGTTCTAACGTTCACCTCTTCGTCAAGCGTTAGCTCAATCTCTGTATCCGCTGCCGCCTTTAGGCTTGACGCGCCACGCACGCCCTTGGATGCATCTTTTCCAGAGTGCGCCACCATCTGCACATGAATGCCAGTTTCTGCACGCAGAGAGTCGCAATTTGCGACGAATTGCGCCATTTCGCTATTGTCGTTTTCGTTTAGCTGTCCCTGTGTGGCGCGGCTAATTGTATCGACTACGATCATGCGCACAGGACCAAACTTCTTTGTCATCTCTTCCAAGATTGCTTTAACCCGCCCCATGTCCTCTTCGCTGTTGAATAGGTTAATAGGTGCAGCGCGCATCGCTAGGCGCACGTTTTTATGTTCTGGGTATTTCTTGCGCAGCGCGGCGATGCGCGCTTGCCATGATAGCCCGCCTTCAGTTTGCAGGTAAAGCACAGGCCCACCGCGCACCTTATTGCCCTGCCAAGGTTCATTTGCAGCAACGTGCCACGCCATGTCTTGGCAGAAAAAAGTTTTACCCACGTTTGACGCGCCATACACGATTGACATACTATCGTCGCTCAGCCATCCCTTGATGATGTAGTTTGCGCTTGTCGAGATTTGCACGTCATCAGGAAAACACACATCGTCTAGCGCGGATTTTGGCTCTAGCTTTGTCCTTGTGTGCTCTGGGCCGCGCGCTACGAAAATGTCATTCCAATCGAAACCCTCATTGTCAGGTAAGACATGCGTCACGCCAAACATCTCGAAAGCCTTTTCGCATGCCTTGCGACCTGCTGCGTCATTATCGCCTGCAATTATTAAATTTGCATTGGGTTTCACTTCTCGCATTACTTCTATGACATTTGTAATGTTATTTGCGTTTAAGCAATGAATTGCAGGTTTGCCTGTACTTTCGTGAACGGCTGCTGCAGTGGCAAAGCCTTCGCAGAGATATGCAAAATCTGTGATTGGCCCACCAACTACGTGAAAGCATCCATTGGGCTGCAAGCCTTGGTTAAATTTCTTTTTGCCATCTGGTTCGATGATCTGAGTGCCGACACGCTTACCTGCCTTGTTGACGATTGGGATCATCAGGTCAGGCCCATCTATCTTTGCGCCATGCTGCTGAATGCGCTTGCGCTTTAGATATTCGTTGTCTGTGTCAATCTCTGGGAATGGCGTCACATCACCCATAACTGTCGCTTTCTTTTCTGGTGTAAATTCTGGGAGCAGATTACGCGCTCTCAGTTCCTTGGTTATAGCAGAAAAGTCATCACATTGGCGACACTGCACGCGTACCTCGCCTTGGTATTGACTGATCCAAAACCGATCCTTGCCGCCACAGTTTGGGCATGCCCCATGCCATTCGCCACGCGCAAGTTGTTTTAATTCTAGTGCGTTGATAATTCCTTGCGCATATTCGTCCCAATACGGTGTAGAATTATTGCCTTGCCCTACTATATGTTGTACCATGTTAATGTTAGCCTCTTTATATCGCGGTTAATTTTTGCCTCGCTCCGCGCTTCTCGTCCTTTCTTTGCGCGGATAGAACTAAACCCCCGCCTCACGGCGGGGGCTTTTTTCTTAAAATGGGATTTCGTCCTCAAAATCCGCTGATGCGGGCGCTTCCTGCTTTACTGGCGGCAAACCAAATGGATCGCTGCTTGTCGCACCATTTGTATGCGCACCAGTGAAGCCAGATGTTTCGCTGAATGGATCACCTGAGCTTTGCATTTCTGCAAGTTCAAGCACCTGCACGCCCTTGAGGCGATAGGATACGCCAGAGACTGCGCCTGTATTGTAGGCAAATAGCACGCCCCAAATGTTACACTTGCTGTTTGTGGTCAGCATGAAATCGTCAGGCAAGTCTTTGCGCTGTGCATCCTTTTGCACAGGTGGGCGTGTTTTGTCTGCCCCATACGCGCCCTTTAGCTTTGCCTTGACTGTGAATACGTCACCGTCTGCACCCTCTTTGTATGGAAGGTAAGTTGGCTTTTCAGGCCACTTGCGACCCTTTGGGTCATTGGCTGCAGCTTGCTTGAATAGCTCCATGCAACGCTTGTGCAATTCACGCGCCTCATCTTTGCCAATCATAAATGACAGCTCATATGCCGCACCATCATCCATTGGATCGCATGGCACAGTTTTGTTTTCCATGCTGTCGAAACGATACGTGCGATTAATGCGAGGGTACATAACGGTTACATCGTTAAATACTTCGCCCATGTCAGTAACTTTCATTCTATTTCCTTTCTTTAGAATGGTGTGTTGTCGTAGTCGCCCATCTGATCTT